CCCCGGGGCTTTCTACCGTGCAGACGTGTATGATGAGATTCAACGGGAGTTGATACCACCATCCGCGGAAACAGCAGATAGAACGCTTGTAGGGGGACGTCAAATGGAGTAGCATGCCACCTTCCGGTGTGCAATCCTCATAGTTTAATGGCGCATTTCGCACCAACTATGTAAAGCTTTACTGGGAGTTAACCGTATGCCAATACCTATATTAAATGCCAAAAGCATTATTAGGAAAACTGAAACCGAAGTTGTGCAGTTTAGCAATTTCGACGTAAGACTATATCTTAGTGCCAAAAAGCCCTATGCTATAGTGTCATATTCGGTTAAGTCTTCTCCTAGCGTTAAGAATGAGCTTAGAGTTCCTCTTACGAAAGTTTCCTTTTATGGGAAACCTGAAAAATGAGCCTTGAGCATTATTCTGATTCAAAAGCCGTCTTTGTTCCAAGTACGTACCAGCTCATTGATAACAATAAATTGTCATCCAGCTGGAATACGATCAGACTTGTCGGCTATAATACGAAAGATGGTTGGCGTGATTCTAATTGGCAGCAGAAAATCGCAGCTAAACAGGATGCAACGTTGGCCTACAATCGTAATTTTTACCACATTCGCCCTCATAAGGCGGTCGTACAGTGGGTTGTCGGGAAAACCGAACGATCTGCTACGCGAGTGGATTCCATGCGGACTCTGCCGTTAAACTATAGTTTTACGGAGGATGCAGTCACGCGGGATACAGCGCTTAAGATTTTCAAGTCCAAGTTTTCTGAAAGTTACCAAGATTTTCAAGCTTTAATTCCGCTCGCGGAAATAAAGGAAACTCGTGGCCTTATCAGAACGACAGCCGACATAACTGAACGGTTGTTACTAGAGCTCATCGCCATAAAGCGGGGCCGAGGTAATTTGAAAAGAATAAGTCAGCTGGCGTCAGACGCCTGGTTGCAGTACTCTTTTGCAATCAGCCCTACCATTGGAGACATTGAGCAATTACTCACTGTCATTGGAGACCACCTTACCAGAAATGATAAGACCTTCAATATTTCCAAAGGTTTTAGTAAGAGGTGGACAGCTAGTAGTAAAGTAAGGTCGTATTCAGGCTACTTGCCTGACATGTACCTAGATTACACTACCGAAACCTTTTATGATTTGGGATACCGGTATACCGGAGGCTATAATCTTAACCTTAGTTCAGGGAATGATTACCATACGTACGAGAGATTTGGTTTAGACTTCAAACAGTTACCTCTGGTAGCTTGGGAGCTTATTCCTTTTTCGTGGGTGTGGGATTACTTCACAACTATGGGTCAATTTTTAGATGACGTTTTCGTCGCTAAGCCTGGACAAACGGTGTATCTTAATCTTGCGAAAAGATATAGAATTACGTCTATTACCACAGGTGTTTTTCGTCCTTCTGCTACCAATGTAAAAATCTGGCATCAGAGTTTCGAACCTGAAATTTTATCGTACTTTTATTTCGATCGCACGGGTCTGGCGTCACTACCTCATCGTTCTTTACGGTTTAAAACCGGCGATGAGATTAGTGCTAACTTTGTCCGCAAACTCCTCAACTTATCTTCCGTTTTGGTGGGTATGCGAAAATGAGGTTTTCATTTAACAATTTAGTCGCATCTGCGACGGAGGTCTTTCATGACTTTAGCTACTACATCACCTGTTACGGGCGCTGCCCAAACTGGTTTCACATCCCCGACTTATACACTTACAGCGGATATAGCGCCTGCTCCCAATGGGAAACAGTATGCCGTTACAGCTGTGGGTGGTACACAAGTTGGGGTTACTACTCATTCCGTGAGTGTACCCTTTACGCTGACTTGGTGGCGGCAGTTGCTTCTTAAAACGTTGCCTTCTGCTAATCCATTAACCGGTGTAATCAAGAATATTCCAATGAATACTACGAAATTTGTAGTACGCAAAGGATTGATCCCGGCCGTAAATCAAAATCCGATTATTGGTTCAGTCACCGTTCAGGTGTCTGTTCCAGCGGGTGCTGAAACTTACGACTCCGCGAATATGCGCGCACTGTTATCTCTTGCTATTGGGGCTCTTAATCAGAACTCCGCAGGCTTGGGTGATACAGTGAACAGCGGTATTAGCTGATTTATTCTTGTGGCGTAAGCCACGTACACTAACTTTATTGGGAGATATTCCATGAAGACACAATATGTAGTAGAACGTGACGCACCAGTTGAGGCGTCCAGCGATAGTGATAGAAAACTACGCTCTTTTACATCAGTATTACAAAACGAGTTACACTATGTTTTACACACTGGTTCACAATTCGCTCAGGCTGCTGCGATCGGTAGGCTGTATACTAGAGCTCCTAAGAAAATGGAGTTTGAAGATACAACTCTACTCGATCTTAAAGCTAGGGATTCCTTTTTCCTGCTTAATTTTAGTTTGCCTCATCGAACTGTTCGTCTTAGTAGTGGCATCGTATCTGACGCGAGAGATTTTATATCTAACGCTTTGGAACGATACACTAGCCATATCAATCCTGAAATGGTTCAAACTACTTTAGACCTTGATCACTTAGTTGGCTTGTGGAGGTTCGGCCCCGGCTCCGCCGTGGGTACCGAATCTTCACACTTCGCAGAGAAAATCTGCGTCGACCGCCCGAGTGTCACACCAGCCTGTGCTAGACTAGCTCAACTAGTTCGGTATCATGATCCCCGGTTACGCGTCATAGACGCGAAAGAGCACGGTATTACCGTTGACTCTAACCCGGAGGAATACATGTCCTTAGTACAGGGTAGCTCACTTTTCACTGTTCCAAAGTCAGAAACGACTATGCGCACTGCTTTTACTGAACCCCTAATGAACATGGCTACGCAACTTGCTTGTGGCGCATATATTCAGGGAGCTCTTAGAAGCATTGGGTTGGACATAACAACGCAGCAAGAGAAAAATAAAAATCTTGCTCGGGAAGGAAGCATCTCTGGTGGTCTTGCGACCATCGATTTAAAGAGTGCATCCGACCTTATTCAACCTGCGCTGATTGCCGAGTTGTGGCCTGCCGTGTGGTTCGACTTGTTAAACACTTGTCGTTCCGAATACGGAAGGATCTACAACAACGGTAGTCACGAGAAGCTCAACATGATGTCAACTATGGGGAATGGTTTTACCTTTCCTATGATGACATTGACGCTTTTGGCGTTAGTGTATGCTGTCCAGAGTCGTCGCCTTAAACGGCGGCTATTCGTGGATTACAGTAACACTGCAGTCTATGGGGATGATATAATTGTTCCCGTAGAGGATTATGAAGAGCTTTGTGAAGTTCTCAAGCAGGCTGGTCTAGTTGTTAATTTAGACAAGTCATATGCTATGGGGGTATTTCGTGAGTCTTGCGGTGGTGATTTCGCTATGGGGTATGATATTACTCCTTTTTATGTGAAGTCACTTACTAGTGACGCTCAAGTTTATGTTGCAATTAATCAAGTGTTAGATTGGTCCGTGAGGACCGGCGTCTGGTTAACAGACACTCTAATACACTTGGGTTCTTTGTTGCATAAGCCAGGAATACCGTTTTTGGTGCCTGAGTGGGAGTCACCCGATTCGGGTGTGCTCTCTCCTTTGGTTAAGCCTCGCTATAAACGCCTGGATAAAGTAAGCATTACCAAGCTGAAAAATCCTAAACGGGAAATCTACGAAGCTCTGCTTCTCATGATTACCGGCGGGTATGTCGAGTCTTTTGGAAACCTCATAAAGTATACTGTACGAGACCAAGGTCCCGTCAGCGTAAAAGGCAACGATACTGAAGTTGCCGCTTATGAAATTGTAACCGTCAGAAGGCCGAAAGGCTACCTGGCTGGCACGGACTCCAGTATATGGAGCCGGTCTCACGTGGAAGATAGGCGTGACCTGCTGTTCGCAGTCGGTTTCGCCTCCTAGGACCCTGTGATAGGGCCTTTCGGG